GCAAGGCGTTCATGCTCCGCAAGTTCCTCGACGCGATCGCGTGGCCGGATGACAAGCCGGTCTTCGAAGACGGCGTCTTCGTCGGCAAGAGCGACATGCTCGACGCGCAGGTCATCCTCGTCGTCGAAGTCGAGGCGGAACGCACGGACCCGAACACGGGCAACACGTACGAGGCCCGTAACCGCATCAAGAACTACATCAGCGTCTTCGGCTAGGAACTTGCACGGCGTAGCCTCCTACTACGCCTCCTAGCCGTGGAACCCTCCGAGGTGTGATTCGCAGTCCGCCTCGGAGGGATTTCCTTTCTGCGGAGAATTGCATGATTGACGGAAACATCTTCTTCGGGGGAGTGATCTTCGGCATCGCACTCGCAGCGTCTGCCGCAGCCTCCTTCGTTTTCGGAACGCACTACACCCTCGAAAGGAAGGCAGAGCATGTCAAAGAAGTCGAAGGAGAAGGAAGCGCCATTCGCGTCAGGAGCGAAGCGATCGGAGAAACTCCCCAATACCACGCGAATCCCGTTGGGGTTCCTACAGCTGGTCGCACGGCGTGGTGACGAGGGCGAGCTGAAGTATGGACGCTTCAACTACCGCAAAGGCCTCTTAGACAGGGAGTTCGTCGAGCAGGGCTTCGCACACGTCCTCGCGCACCTCCAAAACGTCGCCAACTACTACCACGACCACGGCACGTTCCCGGACGGCGCAGCCGCAGGCACACCTCACATCGACACTCAAGGCCGTCTCTACGAGCAATACACTGTGCCGACTGACGACGAACTCGCAGGCGCAGCCTGGGGCCTGATGATGCTCTGGGAAGCCAGAGAGAAACATAGAGACGCGGTGCCCGCGTGAAGATCGTTCGGATGATTGAGGGAGGACATGAGCGACTCTCCCTCACTCTCCAAACGCTCGACGTCGGCTCCCACTCGAAACTCGCACGAGACGAAGACACAAAGGATAGGGTCGAGGACATCCTCACGAGGGCTGTCATCGAATTAGTCACGCTTTGCAGGGAGACGAAGGACCATCAATGATCATCACGAGGACAATCGAATTTCCCATGGGACACCGCCTTCAGCGGCACGAAGGCCTCTGCCGGCACGTTCACGGACACAACTACAAAGTTGAGGTCGAGGTCACCGCGACAAGTCTAAACGCGCAAGGCATGGTCGTCGACTTCTCCGATTTGAAGACCGAGATGGAATCCGTCTTCAAGAAGTACGACCACGCTTTCGTCGTTGAGAAGGGTGATCCATTCGGAGAGCTCCGTCTCACGCTGGACAGCTGGAACGCTTGCGGCATGGACCGCCTGATCGAGATCGGTGCTCCGCCAACGGCGGAGTGCCTGGCTAAGCACTGGCTCGGAGAGCTTGACGCGAGGATCGGCCGAGAAGACCTCAGCATGTACGTCAGCGCGGTAACGGTGTTCGAAAGCTCGACGACGAGCGCGAGGTATACGAATGCATCATTCCTTTCAAATCGCTGAGCGGTTCGTCAGTCCGCAAGGTGAAGGCGTCTACGCCGGCACTCTCATGGGCTTCATCCGCTTTACGGGGTGCTCCGTCGGGAAGAAGATCTGCCATCACTGCGACACGGACTTCGACAGGATGGATCCGTGGAAAGGTGGCGGATCTCTCACGCTGACCGCTCTCGTAGACTGGGCGAAGGCCAATGAACTCGTTCACGTCTGCTTCACAGGCGGTGAGCCATTCGACCAGCCTCACCTGGAGAATCTCGCGGAAGCCTTCATCCAGGACGACTTCCAGATCCACATCGAGACGAGTGGGACAGTGAAACTCCCTGACTGGGCGTCACACGACCAAATCTGGATCACGATGTCTCCGAAGCCAGGCTGGCTCAAGGAGAACATCACCCCCTGCAAGGAAGTGAAAGTGATCGTAGGAGGCCTCGGCAATGGTCCAGGCTGGCCAACGATCGACGACGCTCTCTTCTTCGCCAACGAATGCGCGAAGCCCACGTTCCTCCAGCCATGCAACAAGAAGTTTGAAGTTGACTTCGAAGCACTGAAGGTCGTGCAGGATCTCCAACGCCAGCATCCCGAACTCCGCCTCTCCGTTCAAATGCACAAACTCTTGAAGGTGCGGTAATGGCGAAACGCCACACACGCTTCAACACAGCCAAAATGGAGCAGGGAGTCCTGCTCCTTCTCCAGGGAATGGGAATCGATGTCGAAAACGACAACTACAAAGAAACCCCGAAAAGGGTCGCAAGCCTCTTCAAAGAAATGCTCTCCCCAGCCGCATCTAACTGGAAGACTTTTCCCACATCGTACAGGGGCGCCGTCCTCCTTCGGAACCACGAAGTCATCGGCCTCTGTCCGCATCACTTGCAGCCGGTTCCAATGCGAGTACACGTTGCGTATATTCCCAAGAAAAAGGCTCTGGGCCTATCTAAACTGGCTCGAGCAGTTGAAGAGCGACTGTCCATGCCCGTCCTGCAGGAGCAACTTACACAAGATGTTGCAGATGCTCTCGAAGCACACCTCGAGCCTATCGGGTGCTGTGTTATCATCACCGGCCGGCACGGATGCATGCAGTTTCGAGGCATACGTTCCGACGCTGACGTCGTCACTTCCGCGATGCGAGGAGCCTTCTTTGTTGATTCGAAGGCCCGTGAAGAAATCATGATGCTGATCGGGAGGCCCTGATGGAGGAGGAAGACCATGCCGCAGGAAAACCGTCATTCTGTCAGCAATGTCCTCTATACCACGCACCGGGCCCCGTATTCGGCGAAGGACCCTCCAACGCAAGAATTATGGTTGTCGGTGAGGCGCCGGGAGAAGAAGAAGCCCGATATCGTCGTCCTTTCATCGGTGGAAGTGGCCAGGTTCTTACAGTACTTCTCGCGAAGGCTGGGATTAGTCGTAAGGACGTATTCGTCACGAATGCCGTTAAGTGCCGTCCTCCAGGCAACAGAAAACCCACGGGAGAAGAGATTACGTGTTGCTCAACTATCCTCACGCAGGAGATCCAAGACGTCAAACCCAACGTAGTGGCGGCAATGGGGGACACTCCTCTCAATGCCTTGACCTACAAAACTGGAATCTTCATTCATCGGGGAGTGCCGCTCCCGGGGCTGGAGGGTGTGAAAGTAATTGGAACACTCCACCCAGCCTACGTGATGAGGGACCAGGGAGCGTTTGCCTATCCTATTTTCGACTTGCAGAGAGTCGCTGGGGAGGCGGCATTTCCGGAGATCCGACGTTTGCCAACGGCATACTTAAGGGATGGCTCCGTACAAGACGCACGTGACATGCACGCGCTTGCGCTGCAGCACGGCTACATCGTCTACGACCTCGAAACGACGAACTTAGATCCCCGCAACAGCGACATCATCTGCAATGGCTTAGGAGTCCTCCCTGGCCAGAGCACGTGCTTCCGCTGGCACCCTGAGATGAAGAAAGTCCACGCGGAGATCATGCTCGACGGGCGCGTTGCGAAGGTAGGGCAGAACTCCGAAAGTTTCGACCAGCCCTTCCTCGAGTTCAAAGGCATCCACTTCAACGGTCCTACGTGGGACACGATGTTGATGTTTCACCTCATCAACAGCGATATGAAGAAGGACCTTGCGACGGTCGCCTCGTTCTACACAGACATGCCGTATTGGAAGGACGAGGCGAAGAAGGGCGATCTCTTCACGTATAACTGCAAGGACATTGACTCGACGACGAGAGCCTTCCTCGAGATGAAGAAGGAGCTACGCTCTCTCGACATGATCGACCTCTACACGAAACACGTTGCGCCTGTCCAGCCGATCCTCCGTCGCATGTCCGCGAAGGGCCTGAAGAAGGACGTGGACAAGGCGATCATGTGGTCGTTCGTCATGCGGAAGCGTGCCGCAGAGATCGAAGCCGTCCTGAAAGAGGGTTTCGGAGACCAGACTCTCAACCTCGACAGCCCGAAGCAACTGATGAAAGTGCTTTACGAGGATCTCGGTCTTCCCGTGCAGTACGTGAGGGATCGAAATCGGGGTCAGCGCCCTACCGCAAATGAAGAGGCGTTGGAGAATCTCGCGCAGATCTCCGACAATCCTGTCTTCCTCCAGATCATCGAAAGGCGCTCTCTCCTCAAGGCGGACAGCACCTTCGTCAGTGTGGAAACTGATGACTCCAACTACATTCACCCTCGTTTTGGAACGGCGAAAGCTGCAACTGGTCGACTTAACTCGTGGGAACCCAACGCTCAGAACATCCCTCTCGAGCTTCGGGAGATTTACATTCCGGACACGCCGGAGCACGTTTTCTTCTCAGCTGACTGGAGCCAAGTCGAATGGCGGCTTGCGATGGTGCTCTCGGCAGATAAGGTGGGACTTGACCTTCTCGCCTCGGGCGTCGACCAGCACTACGGAATTGCCGCAGAGACCAGCGGCAAGCGTATCGAGGACGTTACTAAGGATGAGCGGTACGATTCTAAGTTCATCGTGTACGGTCTCTCTTACGGACGTGGCATACCCTCAATCGTCAAGCAGCTGATGAAGACGCCTTCGTATCAGGGGCTGACGTATCAACAGGCGACTGTCAGGGTGACGACCTTCGTGAGCAAGTTCGCCAAGCGTTTCGAAACGTTCTGGAAGTGGCGTGAACGCAACGTCCGCTTCGTCGAGAAGAACGGCTACCTCAAGAATCCGTGGAATCGACGGAGATGGTGGTTTTCGAGGCAAGTCACGGAAGTCTACAACTTCCCTCAACAGAGCACCGCTGCAGACATGATGTACGATGCGATCATCGATATCGACGGGGACTTGCCTGCTGGGGCAAGCCTTCGACTGTCCGTGCATGACGAAGTCGTCGGCGTCACACCGAAGGACCTGGCGAGGGAAGTCAAGCAGTGTGTCGACACTCACATGAACCGCATTTGGCCCCAGATCATGGCTGAGAGTGCGAATCCTGACATGATCAAGGTATACTATCCGCAGGGCTGGAGCTGTCCCGCTGAGACAGTTTTCGGCCTCAATTGGAAAGAGGCGAAGGAAGGCAATGCCTCTCTCACGAAGGAGTTGCTCGGATGAAGCTAGGAATGGAAATCCCAACCACACACATGGCGGAGATCAGCCGCCTCACAGACTTCGACTTCGCCATTGCACACCGGTTGGTGGAGGACGTGAAGTATCTCGCGGCGTTCGATGCCCAACGGGAGAAAGGGAGAACTGTCATCCTCGATAATGGCTTCCACGAGAGAGGCGCGGAGGCTGATCCACAGATTCTGCTACAGGCACAGTTTCAAATTGCGGCGGACATCGTGATCAGCCCTGATCGCATTCACGACGTCGCCTTTACGAAGGGATGGCTTCCGTGGAGCCTCGGTCACTTCGGAACACGGACTGCCGCGGTGATCGTGGGCGAGACGAAAGAAGAACGTCTACGCCTGCTCGAATACTACAAATCGCAGTACGTGCCGACACTGTGCTTCCCCTACCGTCGTCCTCGCCTGCAGTGGATTGCGGAGTTCGATGCTCACGCCCGAGGCTGGGACTTGGGCAACAACCTGCACTTCCTCGGAATGCAAACGCTCAGCGAAGCTCGGATGCTCGCGACGCAGTTTCCCAAGGCGACGTTCGACACCTCGAAACCGATCAAATGGGCGTATAAGGGTGCCCGGCTGGACGAGGTCCTTGCAACGCACGGAGCGTGGCCTGAGTACGATACGTACCTCGACGCTCCGGCAATGACCGCGGAACAGCTCTCGATCGCCTTCTACAACGTCGCAGCGCTCCGAAGGATGCTCGCGTGAAGGACCTTGAGCTCTCCACCCAGATTCACAAGCTGATGGATGCGCTCAATACGATGACCGATATCGCACCCGAGTCGAAGACGAAAATCTTCTCTTGGGTGCGAGACGTCTCACCGGCGGCACGTCCTGAGGAGCTCTATGCGAGTCTCGCGAGAGTCTTCCACATGACAATTGAGGACGTTAGGAGGGAAGTTGATCCATCTGCCACAAGGCCGAATGACTTCGACGACCTCGTCCCACGGAGCGGCTGGATAGCTGACTACGTGAGATACACGCGGAACACCGAACCTCCAACGGTCTTCCACTTCTTTGCGGGGATGATGGCGATATCGTCAGCCCTCTCCCGCAATCTCTTCTACGACATGGGCCCGTATCAGCTTTTTCCGAATCTGTGCGTCGTCATCGTGGCGCCTTCGGGCAGGTGCAAGAAGACGAGTGCATGTCAAATCGCCGTGAACATGATGAACGGTATCGGCCTGAACGTCCTCGCGGACAAGCTCACGCCGGAGGTGCTCGTTGAATCGCTTAAGGACAAGAATCCGGCGACTGGTCTTCTCTACGCACCTGAACTGGCTGCCTTCCTGGGCAAGCAGAAATACCAGGAGGGTATGGTTCCGATGCTCACGCGGCTCATGGATTGTCCTGACGTTTGGAAAAGCGCGACGATCATGCGAGGCGATGCCGAACTCCGTAACGTCGCTCTTACTTTTCTGGGAGCA